AGCTTTGCCTTATTCAACTACTCAATGCATTACCAATTTATCTAATTTATATGTATCTATCAAGGAGCATAGAAGTGCCAACAGAGAAAAATCTCTTTTAGATGAAAAAAGGTTTCTTAAAAAGTTTGATATAGTTAGAAAAGCTATACGAGTGACAAAAGAAAAGGCTGATAATTGGTGGAGAACGAATCATGCTAGGACAACATCTAGAATTAACTGTGATAAGGGTGTTAAGGCGGGCATAGAGCAAGATGTTACAAGTGAGTATGGCACTAGAAAAATAAACGTGCCACCTTTATGGTTTCATAAAGTATACAAGCATGGATTACAAGGTGTTGAGTATAAAGGAAGACCTTGTTTTGTTCTTGAGGTATCTCACATTCCAATCGCTAGATTGAAAGCTGATGATATTAAAATATACAAAGCAACTATAGTGAGTTCTACAAAAGGCAAACTAACTCTTCATGAAGATATGTTCTTGGCATCTTTTGAAAGCAGTCCTTTGCATGTAGGAGTTAACAACAATATTACCCCCGCAGAATGTATCCTATCTGCAAGCCCTGAGTTACGAAGAGCAGAAACTAATGTCTCTCAGAGAATAGGTAGGAATGTATTAAACAATCTTTTAGACTAGGAGAAATGATGAATACAAATCTAGATAAATGTTCCAAGTGTGATGAAGTAAATTATGCTTGGGACATGACACACAATTCAGAAGTTGATCGAATTGATGTGACAGAAACAGAGTTCAATAAAAAATGGACATGGTTATGCCCCCCTTGTTTTGACGAAGTAGTTGCAAAACAATACAAAAAAAATAGGAGTAAATAATGAGTAAAGATTTAATTCAATGGTGTCACAAGGGTTATGTTTATAATCCTAGTTTTATTGGAGATCAGGTGTTCAGCCATGATGTTCACAAACTTACTGATGATGGAGAGTTTGCATTTTTTTATGATGGCAAAAAAGATAAGCTGATGACACAAGATCAATTTATCGAATTTGTAAATTATATGATCGAATGTACCGCTTTAGTTCATTAATCAAACCAATATCTTAATCCAGCCGTTACCTGCTGGGTTAGGCTATCAATAGTTAACCTCAACTTTTAGGAGAATACAAATGCATTACTTATTAATATCAATGCTTGTCGTAACAATATCTATATCGATTGGATGCCTAGCAGTCAGTCTTATTATGGGGGAGTTCATTATAACAATGTGCTTCATGGTCACGACAGTTATGTTGGTAATAGAAATAGATAAAGAAACAAGGAGAAAAATATGAGCGATATAGTTTGCGACAGTTGTAATGAGTATGTTGATAAGTCCAATATTACTTTAGTCCAACCTGATTATTATAGGTGTGTTGATTGTGACGAATTGGAAGAGCAATTAATTCCTTATAAGTCTTCTAATTCAAATAATATTTCTTGGGCATATGCAATGCTTGAGATTGAGGGCTTAGTTAATGCTGAAGTTTCTGATCTATTAAAAAAAGATCAAAAATCAATAGCAGTGCATTTAAATAAATGCTTGGATACAATTAAGAGAGGTTGCTAATGGTAAGCGAAAGGCTATTTAAAAAAATAAATGACCTACTCGATACTGAAATTGAGAGCGAAGAGTATTGGAAAAAACAAGGCAATTACTTTATGGATCAAGACAGACTTGAGTTTGCTATATCAGTACAAAAATATATAATTAAACTAAATAAAAAATATGCAAAAAAAGAATTGGAGAATGAAGAATGATTGAAATAAAATCTTTACGAAATGAAAGAGACAGTCTTTTAATTGTAGTACAAAAACAAAATGATCTAATTAAAAAGATAAAACATTTTCTTGATGAGAATATTTCAGATGTATACTCACATTATTTATCTATTGATGATGATGCAGAACTTGACTTTCTAGACAGAACTCCAAGATGGCATCAAGATATTGCTAGAAGTGGTTGTGCAGATGAATTGGAAATGGAAATAAGAAAATGGGAGAAAGGAGAATGAAAAGAAAATTAACTAGTGATGAGATTGGTCAGGTTATTGTATCAAGGGATATAGTTTGTCGAATTAAAATGTGGCTCATGGGAGAAATCTACGACTTTAACGATGGGGGCGATGCTGATAGCAGAGAGCTTGGCATACTTGATGGAAGACTTGAATGTGCTGAAAGTTTATTAATCCAAATAGAAAAATGGGAGGATGAAGATGAATAAAAAAAAATATTGGAATAGACCCTCTAGCCAAAGGTTATATGAACAACTTCAAAGTAATGTTGATAATATAAATCATGCCAATGATATTTATGAAAAATCATTAACAGATAATAAAAAAAAATATCGTGATCTTATGCAATCAAAAAACTTAAAGGAGAAATTAAATGAATAGAATAGATGGCTTCTTAGTCTTTGCTATGGGTTGTTGTGTGTTCGTAATGTCTATGGCTTTGATCTCTGACCCCTATGGGTATTGGACACAAACCTTTGAGAGACTTATGTCCTTATGTTTATTTGGATCAGTTGGCATAACAGTTATGGCAGTTGGTCTAGCAAAATTAATTATAAAAGATTAGAGGGAGAGGTCACTCCTAGTGGTGCGTAAAAGTGGATGCGTTGATTTGCATTATATCAAACCTAAAAGCTATACATCTCTAAATTACTTTCCCCTCACGAATTTTTTCAACGAAAGTTATTATGGGCAAAACTGCGATCTCTTTAAAACTATGATCAGTTAATGTATGGAAAGCCACAAAAAAGGCTTGTTAAAGCCTAGTACAAGGGGGATTGTGTTCTCCCTTGTACGATTACTAACCAAGCAACCCACATGCCCTGAGTGGGCTTTAAACATAGGAGAAAAGGTATATGCCTAAAGAAAGTATAGATCATTGTTCAGATTGTAAGGTAAGACTTAAAAACACTAAACATGAAAGAACTAAAGCAACATTATGTCCTGATTGTAGGGGCAATGCTCACACAAATTATAAAGCAAAAGAATTAACAAACAGTTTAATTATACGAAATAGTAAAATGACAAATGAAGATTTAGAAATAAGTTCAGATGCTTTTCAAGATGATCCTAGAGCTGAAACAGAAGTTCTTAAAGGAAGAACATTTACTGCTGAAACTCAAATGATAAGCGGTTTTTCAACACTTGCAGAAGCTATGTCCCCAAGCACTTACTCTTATAGAAGTGGCAAGGCTAGTGAAAACTATGAAAAAAATAAAAATAAAGTTAGCTCCAAAAGTTGACTTTAACTTTTAGAAAAAAAAACGAGGGAGACTTGGAGAAGTCCCCCTCTATGCATAGTAAGAAGTGAGAAGCTGAGATACACTCACTCAAAAACAACATAATCCCACCTTTATATTAAGTCAACTTTTTCCCCAACTTTCGTAAAATTCTTTTATTGGCTTAACAATTTCCCCCACATTATTTTTAATAAATTCTATATGCGGTCTAGTTAAATTCTGATCTTTTATTATTTTTAATAGGATTGCATAACATCTAGATCCACCCTCCATTTTCAAATGAGACATGCATCTGTTAACTTTTGTTCTCAATATGTCGTTATCGTTATTAGACGTATCGTGAGTAGCCCCAATTCTAGGACTGTAACTTGATGCCCTTACACCTATCATCCCTGATCTGTTGAAATCCATTTGAAATTTATCCAACACATTAAAATCATCAAGCGATATACTATCATTAAGAAGCAAGCTATCAAGACAAGTTTGATCAACAATCCTCATCCTGACTTTGTTGGTGTTGCCTATAAACTCAGGTCTTATATTCTTTTTATTAAAAAGGTACGTCTTCATCATCATCATCTTTTTCATAATAACTTTTTGGCATTGGCTTTTTCTTCCTTATGCTTGGATGAGTGTAACCTCTTGGGGCTAACATATCTTCCGCACTCTGCATATTACCAAGACTATTGTATCTTGAAGTAACTTTGTCAAACGATAAGCCACAGTCCCCAATAGAACCTACCCAAGAAAATCTGCACTTCCAAATTAGTATTTGGCTTATACTTGAAGATGATGGATTTGGTCTATGAACTGTTAATCCTATATCAGCTTTAGCAAACCAACTAGCTGATCCTGATATGTCATAACCTTTTGGTGGTGGCACAGTCCCATCATCCTTTCGTAGCATCTTTGTTGGATGAGCAACAAACCAAATATGTATTCCATGTGCTTGAGCAAAAACTCTTAGCTTAGTTAACATATCAGAAATCCAATCAGTCTCTGAGGTTGTGCCATCTTTCATAATATAGTTATAAGGGTCTATAACAACCCCCCTGACACCATGTCTCATAACCGCAACTTTCATTCTTTCCATAATGCTATCTAACGTAGATAGCGATCCGTCAGCCTGATAAAGAAATGAAAAGTGATCTTGCACAAACTTCTTTCCCTCCACTAAATCATCCTTTGACAACTTAGGTGTAATGCCATCAAAAAATGGTTTGCCCATATGTTTACTTATAAGTTTTGCTATATGTATTCTTGGCTCATTCTCAAAGGAACAGATACCAAATTTCCAAGCCTTATCTCTTGCTATGTTTACCATTATCTGATCAACAAATTCAGATTTACCGCTAGATGGATGACCAGTAACCACAGTTAGCTGACCCTCAACAACTGTATATAAAGGGTCTACTTCTTCATAGCCAGTAGACACCCCTGACCCCACTCCTTTTTCATAAATTTCGTCAACTTCATCATAAAAATGAGAAGCATCATAAAGTCCTGAAACTGGATATGGTACTGGATTAGAGGCAATCTCGTCTAATTTTTTTCTACCATGCTTAATAAGCACTTCATTGGCATCCTTGCAATCTTTAGGATAATCTATCTTGTAACATTTATCCTTGCCAACTCTCCTCGCAATTTCCTCCGCCATTGCCTGACCCGCTTTGTCATTATCCATGGCTATTACAATTTTATCGCACAGTTCTAATTTCTTCTTGGAGTTCCAAATAAATTTAAATTTGCCATCTTCATGAGCATCAATCTTGCCATCAATTACTTTCATAACCGCCCCATGGGGAATAGAAACAACGGATTTATATCCAACTTCTACGAATGAAAGACAATCCATTTCCCCCTCGCAAATGATTATCCAATCATTAGTTTCAACATTATCTATATTAAAAAAATTAACTGCTGATCCCTGACTAGAAAAACCTTTTGTTGGGAATGATCTTATCTTAGCAAATTCTGTTTCCCCCTTGCTTACATAAGGGAAAACTAAACAAGGCATCTCTTTTTTTTCTGATGCTATGTAATGATTTTTAAATTTTACCCCAATACTTTTCGCAGTCCCCTCTGATATTCCTCTGCTTTTTAAATAACTTAAACTTCCATTTTCTGACGATATATCGTGCCACTTCTTGTCAACAGCATGAACCACACTCTCCCTCCTTATATATTTTACATTATCTTCAAATCTGATTGAGCCGTTCTCTTGGCAATGCCAGCAATTAAAAACTACTACTGAGTTATCAACCTTTAACGATAATGTTTTTTGATCTCTTTTTTTTCTGTTTACTGAGCAAAATGGGCAATTAATTTTGTGTTGCCCACTACCTAATTTAAGAGCATCTGCCCTTATAATCGAACTTAGTTCCATGATTTTCTCCTATGCATTGAAGAAAAAGATAGTTCCATAAAAATTCCTCGTCAACAAAAAAAAATAATTTTATTATTAGTTGGCAGACAGAAAGCTAAAACAAATTCCCCGCTTTGTATGAACATGCGGTCTAAAAGTTAACTTCAACTTACACTAGTTATAACTAGTATATATATATATATATTTATAACTAGTATTGTTATAACTAGTGGGCAGAACTTCTTGACTGAATAACTTTTTTTAATCTTTCACCCAAGTACCTAGCAACAACATCTTTGCTAGTTAATATTTGTTTCATGTGACCCCTCAGTCTGTCAGTATTTAATTCAGCCATGTCACAAACCTCTTCAAAATCATCACTCTTTACCCACCTAGCTACGGATAGTTTTTCGTGATAACCACCTAAATAAGAATCAGAAATCGCTTGGCAGATCACATGATTCCAAAGGCGAGACTCGGACATGAGTTCTAGGTCTGTCTCTGTCCAACCCCCAATATATATACTTTTGTTTAACTTGTCTGTCGTTGACATATATTTTTCCTTGCATACAATCCAAGACCACACTCTCATCCAAGTCAGGTCTTCTAGAAGCATAATATATAATTAACTCTACTTTTACATCACTTTCAAGAGGATTATCCAAAATAGGGCATTGTTGTGCAAATATCTTTTCATAATTTCTAGCTTTGTCAGATTTTATTAGTGCGGGTCTATTGCCAAATTTAACTATTTTTCTAGAGTTTGACTTGCTTGCGGGTTCGCCCTCGATAATAAAATTTATTTTTCTTTGGGTTTCTATTGACATAAGTAGGCTTTCCTATTATTAATTAAATTGCATATTGAGGAGATGACATGAGAATAACCAATAAATTTGGTATGCCACAACCATTTGTGGATTTTGCCCTAAACGATAAATATAGTAAAGGTAAAGCTGATATTTCGGTAACCACCCTTATCGACAGTCCAAGAGTTCGACTCATGAAAGAAAACTTTGATGACAAGATTGAAGTTGATGCGGTGGATATGATATGGGCATTATTTGGTACTGCGGTTCACTCTGTGTTAGAAAGTTCTAACCCTTATCCAAAGATAGGGCATCCATCTGATAAAATTATTAACGAAGAAAGACTGTTCTCTGAATTAGATGGTTGGCTTTTGTCAGGTGCTTTAGATAGGCAAGAAATACATGAAGATTCAATAACAATTATAGATTACAAGGTTACTTCTGTTTGGTCTGTGATATATGGCAAGCCTGAATGGGAGAAGCAGTTAAACTGTTATGCTTATTTGGTAGACGACAAAAATGCTTTTGCTAAACAAAACGTAACTAATTTAAAAATATGTGCCATCCTGAGAGATTGGAACAGAAGAGAAAGCGAAAGAAAAGAGAACTACCCCAAGTCTCCTATTGTTTTTGTAGATGTGCCATTATGGAGTTTTGAAGACAGATTAAATTATCTCAAAGAAAGAATGAAACTTCATCAAGAAGCACAAATAAACTTTGATATCAATGAGCATTTGCCCTTATGTTCTGATGAAGAGACATGGAGAAAAAATAATAGTTGGGCAATAAAAAAGAAAAAATTAAAAAGAGCAATTAAAGTTTTTGACAATGAGAAGTCAGCTTTAAGTTTTCAAGAAGAATATCAAAAACATAGACTGCATCCAACTGATGCTACTGAAATAGAATTTCGAGGTGGAGAGTATACTCGTTGTGAGGGCAACTATTGTTCTGTTGCTGAATTTTGTAATCAATTTAAAGAGAGGTAGAAATGGCGGAAGATAATATTAATTATCCAAGTGATATAAAAAAAGAAACAAAAGTTATTAGAAGAAAAAGGAAAAGTGGATTGGTAAAACTTAGACCTAAGATTACATCCACTAGGTCAAAGGGTTCTTCTTTAATAAACGATCATATAATCCAAGCAACAAATAAAGGTAAGAGTGCCTATGTATGTATGCCTATAAAAATTTATATGTATATAAGAGACAAAATAAGAAGTTGGCTTAAACAATGAATAGCATAGTTGATTCAAAAAGAAGTAACTATCTCTCTGTATTTAAACAAGGGGTAGAGGATAGCATTTTCTATAAAGATAAGTATGAAGAGAATAAGAGTTCAGCTTATTACAGAAAAGGATATGAGTTTGGTTTACTAATAGAAAAGAAAGAATTAGAGGTAAAGAATGAAAAGTAATATACCACCAAAGGTTGCTGAGACCTTAAAAGAAATAGGGATGACATCTGCACAAGCGGGTTGGGATTGCCATGGAACTTATGTGCTATTACACAAAGCATTGGAAAAAGTTTCAGTTAAATTTAATATAAAATTTGATAAGCCTGAAGTCTTAGAAAGAAACTCTGAAAAAAGAATAGCTAGTCTTCTTGTTATGGGACACATGGGAGATAAATCAGAGTGGTCTATTGGAGAAGCATCCCCATCCAACAATAAGAATAGTTATCCATATGCCATGGCGGAGAAAAGAGCCAAAGATCGTGTGATATTAAAGTTGATTGGACTTCATGGAGATGTGTATGCAGAGGATGAAGCTGACAGTTTTAAAAAAGAACGACCTGAAGAAATAAAAGGCGGGACTAATGATAATCCTGATCAAGATGATTTGCCAAAGGCTACGTTTATTAATTTAGATGGCAGTAAAAAAGATGAGAAAGGCATAGAGATGATCAAAGAAGTGTTCGTTCAGTTTATGCCTACGACTGATAACAGAGCAGACTTAGTTGGCTTTTGGAAAAACAATAAAGAAGCAAGGGATGTTTTAAAAGACAAATCCCCTAAAGACTACGAAGAAGTAGAACTAGCCTTTAGAAAAAGGGCTGAAGAAATAACATCAACAAAGGAGAACAATTGATGGACAACAATCAATATCCCGCAACGGGCGGACTATTCGCACAAAAAGAAAAAAGATCAGATAAAAGCCCTGACTACTCAGGTATGCTTAATCTTGAAATAGAAGTTGTTAATGACTTGATCAAGCAAAAGGAAGAAGGAATTGATCAACCAAAAATAAATTTAGTTGGGTGGAAAAAATTAAGTAAAGCAGGTAACCCCTACCTAAGATTGATTGGCAATATTGAGAGAGAAAGGCAAGAGCAACAAAACGGATATGCCGAACCTAACAAACCTCAACAACAGTCCCCCGCTAAAGATGAATTAGATGATGAAATACCATTCTAGGAGATATAAAAATGGATGAAGTAAAAGCTAATACGGATGCATTAGGTGTGCCTAGTGTAAATTTTGAAGCAGTTAAAACATCAATGATGCAAGATAAAAATGGAACTAACATAAGGTTAACTATACATCCTAATGACGTTCCTGAAGCATTGCACAAAGATTGGATTGGCTCTAGGTATATGGTTGTTATGGTCAAGTTAAATGAAGACGGAACTCCTGAGGGGATATCATCAAATGACACAAAAGAAGTCTGAAAATAAGGCTGACATAAAGTCTGACTATCTTACATTAGATGGTGTTGCTAAATATCTATCTCTGAGTAGAATGACTGTCTACAAGCTGATCAATGATGAGGAAGCGGACTTCCCAAAAGGTTTGATTGTAGTTAAGTCTGAAGTAAGACCAAGGAAACTCTACAAAAGAAAAGATATAGCTAAGTGGCTTGATAGACAAATGTCTTCTCCTAAAAGTTGATATCAACTTATGAGACCTATATATGAGAATGATTTAAACTTAATATCAGAAAAACAAGTAATAAACCACGTTTCCAAATCTTGGAACGTGGTTTCTTGCAAACTGCCAATATCATATAAATTAGATTATGCAATGTATCGTGACCAAGATTTACTAGGATTTGCAGAAGTAAAATGCAGAACTCATAAATTCGGCACGTTCCCTACATATATGATTTCTTTAGCTAAAGCTCTAAAGGCTAGAGATTTGTGGCTTTACACTCGCAGACCAACAATACTAATTGTTTCGTGGTTAGACAGAATAGGATATTTAGATTTTTCTTCCGATCACCAAATTAAACAAGGCGGTAGATCAGACAGAAACGATTGGCAAGATCAAGAGCCTATGTGTCATTACGATTTAAAAGAGTTTAAAGGAATAGGAATAAAAACATGAAAAAAGATAACGTGAATAGACCTGATCATTATAGAAAAGGTAATGTTGAATGTATAGATGCTATAAAAAGTGCGACAAGTGATGGCTACCAATTCTACCTACAGGGAAACATCATCAAGTACATGTGGAGATTTAATCATAAGAATGGGATAGAAGATTTACAAAAGGCTCAATGGTATCTCTCAGAATTAATTAAACTTAAAAAGAAGAAATGATAGTAGTTGAGGTAAATTGATCTGGTGCAGCGGGATTTTAATTTTAATGTGTTCCGTCAACTTTTAGCTACATGTTTTACGAAGAAAATCCAAATCTGGCTGCGGTTTGTTTTGCCTACTGTATCACAAACTTCTAGCTCAGAAGTTAAATTCAACTTTTAGCCCGCCTTTTTAAATCCCGCTGACCTCATTAGTATAAGTCCTATTTGCTGAAGATCATTCATTTTTTCTCTTCTTAATTTTATAATCTTCTTTTTGGTTTCTTCAGGTATTCTAGGATTTCTTTCTATCTCTTTTATCTGACGTAACATTCTATTTCTTGCATTATCAATAGCTTTCATTCTTCCCGCTATGCTTAATTCTTTTTTGTATTTTCCGTAAATAGCGACAACATCTTCTCTGTTTCCTGCTCGTTTAGCCAAATCAAGTCTGGAAAGTATCGTAAATAGGTCTTGCCTATTATCTAAGTAATGACCTGTGTCCGCTCTTTCAGAAGGTCCGATGAATACTTTTCGCACTAACGGAATACTTCTTACTATATCTCCATCAAAGTCGCCCTTCATTGCATCAACTATGTCAAATGGAGCTTCAAATGTACGTTGAGCAAACCGACCTACCCCACCTGTGATATATCCAAACCAATATTCTATAGTGTTTGGAGACCAATCAGCAAATCCACTTTCAACTTCGTCTCCTAACGTCAAAGAATTAATAGTAGTTGCT